ACGAAATATTGCAATATTTCGTCAGCTCTCTTTTTTGTTTCAAAAAAAAATCCCATATTTGCAGTGCCAAATAAAACGATAGTATCATCTATCCCGTTGCGTCCGGTAGACGCTCAATACGAAATTGGGCTTTTTTTATGTCCATCGATTTGCTTAAACATTAAGTATTTAGCAAATTCATATACGAAACTTACGGCTGTCTTTTCCATTTTCGGACCCTTCGGGAATACGAATCGTTTTGTTTGGCGACTTTAACGGGAAAATGACAGCCGTTCGTGTATTCGAGAACTTGCCATTAATGCCAAACAAAACGATTCGTATATGAAAAATCAAATTTCCGGCACTCTCAACGTGCCTACCTCCGGTGTCCCTGCCGTGGGCGAATCCGTTAACGCTCTTACCGAGCAAGTCAATAACCTCCAGCGCCGTTACTACCGTGCTTTGGCTCCCGACTGCGAAGTCAAGACCGAAGCAGACCACTGGTACTTCCGCGCCATCCTATGGGCATGTGCCGGGATGGTGTTCCCACCATTGGTTGTGGTCACTGCATTGTGCGTTTATAAGGCAAAGAAGTGCCAGAAAGGAGGTGCCAAATGAACCGTATCAAGTCTATAACACAAAAAGACATTTATGTTCAAGCCAAACGTCTTTGCACAGGAACTGAAACAAGTGAGTATAAATATTGCCTTGCTTATTATGGCAACTTTGTGATGTGTGACATCTCTGCGGAGGATGCCCGTGAAATCATTTCCTGCCTGCAGCATGCGCTTGATGTTAATGAGAAAGGAGGACAAAATGAAAAATAAAGAGCAAGAACAGAAAATTACCGATATCAGTATCCATATAGCATCCTTGTCCGCATCGTTCAAACCAGCCCCGGATGCACGCCATGCCACCCACTGGTTCACTACGGATGAAGTCTACGACGCCATTCGCCGTATTGATCCTGGAGCGCAAATTAGTAAGGAGCAGGTTCATCAAGCCATGCTTGATGCCGGTTATAAATACCAGAACCGTCCTGGTTCATCAGGGCTGGACTTCCGGTGGATGCTCCAAGCGAAAAACTAAATACTACTGTCATATAGGGGGTAATTGTTCGTGATGAATAGTTACCCCTTCGTTTTATGTCCTTTCCGTACCCCCTCCCCTATTCTATCTTCGCTGGAAATAACAGTGAATATGATTACAGACCAGCTTGTCAGAGAACGTTTTGTCCATGATATAATGTCTCAAGGCATCAACCTTATTTATGAGACACAAGAAAAAGTTGTGCGTAGATATCTCAACTCACAGTCCGGTGACCTGGTGGCACATCTGCAGAAACGTCCGTTCACTACCCAGGAATCAGACACGAAACAAGCCTATTATCTGCGTATATTCCCATATCTCCGCTTCCTTGACATCCATTACCGCCGTGGAGCCAGTGACCGTATTTCCCGTCATATTCGCCGTAATCTTGCTCTTTATAACCGGGTGGTCTGGGGAGTGCTGTATCATGAGACATTCCCGGAAATAAAGTACGGTTTCACGGAAGAAGTTCGTACCAATATTCGCAAGGAACTGGAGCAGGCACTTCAATACGAAAATACTTCAAATTGGTAACATTATGGCAAAAAAGCATTTATCCGAAGACGAAATCAAACTCATAATCTCAGGTGACAGTTCCAAGCTTCAGGAAGAGCTGCATACACTGACCAAGGAAACCAAGGCTTTGAAAAAGGAAGAGGCCGAACGCCGCAAGGCTATGGTGGAGCTCGAAGCCCAAGGCAAAAAGAACACGAAAGACTATCAGAACCTTGCGAAAGAGTGCAAAGACTATACTGCCAAAATTTCCAAAAACAATGAGAAAATAAGTCTGCTGACCCGTAACTTGAAAGTCAACGATCTCACCATGAGACAGCTCAAGAAAGAAGCTAAGGAGCTTTCCGCTGCTTTGGATGATATGACTGAATCTGCGAATCCGGAAGAATATGCCAAGTTCAATACCCGTCTCAGAGAAGTCCGTGCCCGTATGAGCGAGTTACGCAGCGCAGGTAACAACATGAACAATGAGTTCGGCAACAGCGTGAATTGGATGTCCAAGTTAAAAATGGCAGCCAAGGCTTTCATTGCCGTTAAGGTTGTCGGATGGCTTAAGGATGTCCATAACCAGGCATACGAGACACGCAAGGAATTCGCCAAATACGAGGCGGTCCTTCGGAATACTTTCCAGTCGCAGAAGAAGGCCAATGATGCCATGAAGATGCTTCAGCAATTGGCAGCAGACACCCCATCGTCCTTGCAGGAATGGACTGAAGCATATATCAAGTTGGTTAATCGTGGGGTCAAGCCTACCAGCCAGGAGCTTGTCAACATGGGAGACCTTGCCGCTTCCCAAGGAAAGTCCGTCGATCAGCTCATTGAGGCTATACTTGATGCGATGACCGGGGAGAACGAACGTCTGAAGGAGTTCGGTATCAAGGCTTCCAAATCCGGGGAGACTACAAAGTTCTCTTTCCGAGGAGTGACTACCGAAGTGCGCAATTCTGAGGATGCCATCAAAGATTATCTTCTTTCTCTCGGTCGTGTCGACGGCATTGCCGGTTCCATGGCCGTGCAGATGCAGGAACTTGAAGGAATCCAGTCCAACCTTGGAGACACAATGGATGCCTTTTTCAATAAAGTGGGGAAAAAGCTGGAGCCGTTCTGGAAATCCATGTTGAAGTATGCCAATGGATTCTTCACTAAACTTGGGGAAATGTTCACCACTTATACGGAAACCTACGAGAACCATTTCGACAAGATGGTGCAGCTTGAGAGCGCATTGCCGGGACTGTTGAACCGGTACGAGGAACTGACAGGCAAGTCCTCACGTTCAGCCGAAGAACAGAAAGAGTTGGCCAATGTCATAGCCCAGATAAGGAACATGGTACCTGGCGCAGCGACAGCATTCGACCGGTACGGGAATGCCATCGAAATTTCAGGCGAAAAGGTGGAGGAATTCCTTAAGAAACAAAGGGCGCTGCTAAAGTTTGAGAATCAGAAAGCCATCCGGGAAACAACAGAGCAATTGGAAGAATACCGCCAGGCATATAAGAATCTGTTGGAACAGCAGAAACAAGGTGGAAGGACTGTTTTCCAGAGCAACGGCATGTTTGCGGCACCGACAGCATACATCAATACTGAAGCTCTTCCACAGATAGAGCAGGATATAAAAAAGTATGGTGACCTCATTCTGGGTGCCGAAGAGAAATTGAAACAACTGAACGGCCAGACTATTGAAGAAACCGTCAAGAACCAGCAGAAGCTTGCAGAAGCACGCCAGAACTTCAACAAGATGGAGAAGGTTCAGTTGCAAGCCTGGATAAAGAACAACAAGGACGCAGCCGGTGAGTATGTAGAAATAGCCCAGGAAATATACAACAAACGTTTCCCGGCAGAGGACTCTGACGCGACCAGGAAGAAGGCTGAAAAGGCTGCCAAAGAAGCAAAGTCGGCTGCAGAAAAAGAGCAGAAAGCAAAAGTCTCTACGGAGCAGGAAGCCGCCAAGTCTCTTGAAGCATTAAGGGAGGAAGAACTGCAATCCCAACAGAAATGGTATAATGAATCGTTTGCCGCTCTTTCAGCTTTTCTGGCATCAGGAAAAATGAGTAAGGAACAACATGAAATGCTGGTACTCGAACTTGAAAAATCGTATGCGGAAAATAGGCTCATCATAGAACAATCTTATTATGAGGACGCCATATCCATGGCCATTTCCAATGCAGAAACCAAGGAAAATCTCGTCCGGAAGTCCAATCAACGTGTCATTGATGCGGAGAAGGCGGCGAATGCCAAGCGTGCTTCACTGCAGGAAAAGCTGAATACACTTGTCAAGGATTTTAAATCAGAGTTCAAGGTTACTACAGTTGATGAAGACTATGCCGCGCAACTCAAGGTTCTTGAGGCATCCTACCAGGCGCGTAAGGAAATGGCTGAGAAAAACAATCTTGATACGACAGAATTGGACAGTGCCTACCTTAGAGCTAAGGAACAACTTGAATCCGAACATCAACAACGCATCCAGTCCATCCGTGACCAGTATGGCTTGTCTACACAGCAGGAACGGTTCAATGCGGAACTGGAACAGCTCAGGCTCGCACGTGAACAGCAATTTCTGACTGAAGAACAATATGAGCAAGCCGTCCAGAACCTCAAACGGGACAGTTATAAAAAGCAGTTTGACTATTATTCCAGTCTGTTTTCCGGGGCCATTCAAGCATTGCAGCAAGCGGAAATGGACCAGGTCGATGCAAAATATGATGCGGAAATTGAGGCAGCCCAAGGTAATACGGAAGAAGTGGAACGTCTGGAAAACGAAAAGGCCCAGAGAAAGCTTGATATACAGAAAAAATATGCGGACGTGAATTTTGCAATCAAGGCATCACAAATCATCGCAGATACAGCTGTATCAATCATGAAAGCATATGCAGATTTGGGACCGATTGCGGGTTCCATCGCAGCAGCCCTTATGGGTGTGACCGGAGCCGCACAATTGGCCAGTGCCAAAGCTGAACGGGATAAAATCAAAAATATGACTCTTTCCGGCAGTAATTCCGGCAGTTCCGGTACCGGTGCGCGTATTGCCACCGGCCGTCAGTCCGGAGGCAAGATTGATGTCCGGCGTGCCCAGGATGGGAAACTCTTTCCTGATGCGGATTATGACCCGGATGCACGGGGATTCATAGACCGTCCTACTGTCATTGTAGGTGAAGGCCCTTTCGGGCAATCCAAAGAATGGGTGGCCAGCAATGCTGCAGTAAGCAATCCCACTGTTGCACCAATCCTGGATATACTGGATAAGTCCCAGCAGGCCGGTACCATCCGTACGCTTGACCTTAACCAGGCAATCCGCGCACGAATGGCCGGGTATTCATCCGGCGGGTCCATAGATACCCCGAAGGCTACGGCTCCGGTACCACCAAACGCACCAGGGAACTCACTGCCTCCAAGACTGATGGAACGCCTGGCCAATGCAATCATCCGCATTGATGAAGAGGGTATCCCTGCATCCGTCACTCTCTCAGAACTTGAACGCAAGCAGGAATTGCGGAACCGTTCGCGTAACATAGCAAAAAAATAGTATCATATTATGAAAATAGTACATATCCCCACCAGCGAGGCCTACCAGCTTTCTCCCGACACATGCCTTGAAGTGGAACGGATGAATCTCTTCTTCAATGAGTACGGTGAGCAGACACTGCCGGTCACATTACCGGACACACCTCTGAACCGTCGTCTGACGGGGAATCCCGAACAGCTGGCGAACCTTGAGCGTCCGTCTACCGATATCGAATGTACCATTACCGACGGGGAATACTTCTGCACCTGCCGCCAGGCCGTATTGGGAGCCCGTCGGAACGAAGGTATCACAACCACCTTCTACATGAATGAGGGAAGTTTCCTGAGCCGCCTCCAGCGTACCCCTTTAACTGATGTGTTCGGTTCGGAAACAGTCCCCGGAGTACAGACTGTCGAGCAGGGTATTGCCTGGTGCTGGAGCTTGCGGACAAACACGGACCCGAACTTTTCCATTTTCCCCGCTATCGTGGAGATGGACGGTGAACGACGGGTACTCAATGCGATGGCAGAAATGGAGGCTGACGGTACGCCATTGAACAATGGGCGTACCGTGACCGGACTGTACAATGCCTGGTCACGTACAGAGCAGGTGGACGGGCGCACCATCAGTCTTACCCCCGGATACTACATCACTCCCTTTATCCGATGCACATACGTTTTACGCCGTGTTTTTGCATATTTCGGATATGAACTGCTGGAGGGTTTCTTTGATAAGACTCCCCCATTCAACGGGATGGTATTCATCAACACCACCATGGACACTCTGGTCAACGGGGATATTCTTCTGGCGCACCTGGTGCCCGACTGCCTCTGTTCGGACCTTATAGACCTTTTCCGCAAGAAGTTCTGTTGTGAGTTTATACCCGATGAAGCCGCGCGGACCGTAGCTGTCCGTTTCTTCAATGAATTGCTGGATGAAAAGCCGCAGGTTGACCTTACATTCTTTATGGACGGACACCCGTCTGTCGAGTATGCCACAAGACGCCAACTGAAGCTCTCTTCAGCCACTTCACTGACCGACTGTACCTCTTTCGACAGTCTGAAGGAATTGAAGGAAAAGTATCCCACCGCCTATTGTAATGCGAGTAACGGCTGTTACTATCGGGATGGACATGCCGTGGGAGATTATTCCGAACTGTTGAGCGAGGGGAATATCCCTTATTTTGCAGATGACGGACTGGAAGAATATGAGGTTACTGTACCTGATTGCCAGCCTTGTCCTGCCACGGCAACCTTCCATACCGAATACGGCACTGACCGTAATGGCAATGCCTATACAGCCTTTACCCTGGAAAGGAGTGCTCTGTATGCCGGAGAAGCAAGGGCACTCAACAGTACCATCGTCATCAGTAACGGTTCCATTGAAGAGGAGGAAAGCGGAGAAGGCGCTATCGAAGGGAACAAGACTGACCGGCACGACCAGAAGCCGGTACTGGCATTCGTGCAGCCCGGTACGGGACCAATGAAAGACGTGTCTGTCGGCACTGTCACCGTGAAGGATTCCTATTCTTTATTGTACAATGCACCCGGTGGAATATACGAAGTTTTTTGGCGGCAGTTCGACCTGCTGCTCCGTCATTCGTTGAATAACGTAAGTGCCCAGTTCCTTCTGCCCTCTACCCTGAAGAGTACGCTCCGTGTACATAGCCCCGTACTGTTTGAAGGAGTGAAGTGCTTCCCAAACAAGGTCGGTTTTACTCTTGGAGGTGGGAACCGTCCTGCTGAATGCACCCTTCTTACTACCAATCTTCAACGTCCGGCTTGCCTGCCGCCAATAATAGATATGGATCGTCCGGAATATTATTGGGAACAGATTGGGACTTCCAGTCCGGTGGATGAGGAGCATTGGAAAGCCGCCGGTTTCACTCCACAGACAACCGTGAAATGTCCCAGCATTTTTCCTCCGGCACCAACGGCCTCACAAGTGGTGCAAGGAGGTACATGGTACGAGCGTGAAGTTTGGTACAGTTACTACCGTTCGGGGCGTGTGGACGGAACCGGCGGCCAATGGTTTTACCGGCATGCGTTCTTTGCACTGAAGCCATGCAGATAAGGAAGGCTGGTTGTCCTTTCATACCGGTCATGTGTGGCATAAATTTGCGTATAAAATCAAAAATAGAAATCAAGCATGTCTATCCAGCAACAACCAGATGTACTTTCGCTCTCGATGAACTTAAAACCGATCATCGTACAGTCTACAGCTGAGACCGTAACCTTCACTCTGAAGAAAAACGGTGAAGTGCTACTTTCACAAAGCTACCAGACGGATAAGAACGGCCAAGTGCAGATAGATCTACGCCAGATGGTGCATGAATCACTGCAAACTATTGTTTCAGATGTTGGCATTGTTTATACACAGGCAGATCTTGTTGCTGATTTTTCTGCTCTAATTGACATGGACACCGTCAATTTCCGGGTAGTGCGTGGTGGAGTGGATCGCCTGGCAGACTCAGCCACAAATTTTCTGACACAGAATTTTCTTACCTGGCAACCGAATGTTAAACCGGTTACGTATTATTCTCCGGAGTTCCTGACCTACTATGCTGTGGTTGCCGGTACAGTCAAACTTCGCGCTTACTTTACGGACGAGTCTGGAACTGTTAAATCTCAGACAGATTATACTGTTACAGAGTTGATGCCAGGTATAGCTTATACCATGCCTTTACAATACTCTGTCGTTGCGGGATGGCTGGGGCATAAATTACCTGCATATTATGATGTATGGGTCGAGAACACCTCCGGCCAGCGTCTTACATATATACAGCGTTACTATGCTGAGGATATGCGCTCCGAGCAGGAACAATGGGTACTGTTCGAGAATTCGTTGGGCGGCATAGATACCTTTCGGGCTTACGGTGTCACTACTCTTAATGGGGAGCACACTCATAATATAGCGGAAACTGATGAATGTTTCCAAGAGTATCGTGTGGATACCGAAAGGAAATTTCAAAAGAATACCGGATACTTAAATGATAATGAACGCAAATGGTTGCTTGATTTTTTCCCATCCCAGAACAAATATCTGTATGCAGGTAATTATTTGCGGCAGATAGTCGTAATGGAAAGTAATGTCAGCTTTACAGATCGTGACATACCGAGTAATTATACATTCACATTTAAGTATGCGGATGCCCGTCCTCTACTAAATCTTCCCAGAACTGATCTTCCGGCAGATATTCTTAACATCACTGTTCCCGAAGTCGGTTCTTTTACGGTGCCCCCTCGGCTTGCTGAATTTTCCCGCTTACCACTTTCCGAGGGGGCCTTATTTCCCATACAAAATCCATATTCAGAGGAATGGTCAACTACTAATGTAGCTGCAATTGGGTATTACCTCGCAGACTTTTTATCTCGCATCTTTGGTTCTGGCGGCGGTGTCGGTCATAAACACCGTAACTATGATTTGCTCGAATTGCTTTCATATATTGAAGGTTATCTGCTGGTAAATGGCCAAAAGATAAAAGCTGGTTATGCGGACAAAGCTGGTTCTGTTGAGGGAATGGAGGATATGTTCCTTCACAAAGACCAGGCTGACGGCACTCCTTTCCCCATAACCTTCGGAGATTGGGTCAAGTTCGGCGAGTTCATCAGCGGTATTT